AATATACCGAAATAGGTCGCTATGGAAGTTCTCGTAAACCTTTTAAAGGTCTTAGAGGGTTAGGTTATGACGCTGTAATAAATGTAGAAAGTGGGTTTACTAACGTAGGTGTATTTAGCCCTAGTCAGATTAAAGTTGTAGGAAGTACTAAGATTGCAAAAGAGGCCCCTGGAACTGAAGGGAAGTCTCAGTCAGACCTTATGAAGGATGCGGAAAGCTTCCTAGATGAGATTGGATTTTTTAGCGGAGGTGAAGCAGAAGCCACTACAAAGACTGAAAAGGAAAACAAAGAAGATGTCAACTCTACTGTTGATGATATGCTTAAAGGATTTGAGTCTGCAGACGAGTTTGACCTAAGTAGTTTTACAGTGGCAGCAGAGGAGTCAGTTCCTGAAGAGGATAAAGCTTGTGGAAAGAAAATATTTTAAATAAAAAACAATGAGATGTAGTTTAGTAACGGATGATTTCAAAAACCCTTACGCTTCAGTTAAGGCAGGTGTTAAGACAGTCAGAAATGGTAAAGTATCTATTCAAAATAGTGATCAGTTTTCTTCTTTATACGCAGAGCTATACAACTTAAATAAAACCACTGAAGAAGGGGTTGATGTTGTTGCAGCTAAAAAAGCCTATGAGTTATATAAGACAATAGAGACTAAAGATTTCTTAGATTGGTTTGAAGAAAGTGAGTCTGGGCATAATGTGAATTCCCAGGGAGAACCAAAGCTCCTTGGTAACAAACATTACAACTCTAAAGTAAATGGTGAGGAGTCTTTTTGGCACGTATCAGATACTAATAAGGATACAGCCATTGAAAGGATACCTCTAGGTTTAAAGAGGATTCCTGGTATGTCTTCATCTCAGATTCTAGAAGCAACTGAACGTTTGTTCGCAGAGATCTTAAAAAACAATACATACACTGTACAAGATTTTACAGACCTTAAGCACATAAACTTTGATGTATTAGCTAAGGCTGTTACATTTGGTAAGTTCTATCTTCCTATGAAAGTGAAGGCTGCGGGGGCTACGTATCCAGCTGCAATGCAAGATATGTGGGATAGAATGTTTACAGATTTAATATTTCACGATGCTGTAACTGGTACGCCAGTAAAGAACAGTGAAGGGGAATACTTCTTAGATAAACAAAACTCTAAGTTATTAGAACTAGTTGTTAGAAGAGTGTCATCTGCTTCAGGTGTACAAGCTGTTGAGGATAATGAACCTACAGCAGCTCTTAATATAACTCCAGCTCATTTCACTAACCCTAAAGAATCTTCGGCTGCTAACATAAAACTACTTATTCAGTCTCTATGGAAGACGGAGTGGGTTGATGTAAACGGTAAAGCGGTTGTAAGAATATCTAAATCACCTACATTAAAATCTAGTACTTTGGTAAATGCTACTAAAGTATATGCACAACTGCAGTCATATTTAGCGGGAGTTCACCCTGCAGAGGGAGAGTTTGATGTTTTACCTGCGTTATTGGAGAAGTTAGAAACTTTATTACCTTATCACGCAGAGTACTCAGAGTTACTACGGATCTTAAAAGACCCTGCAACTCCTGAATACAAAAAGACTCAATTTGTCCAAGCTTTTTATAGACCTTCTATCGACTTCTCTACAACGTTTGTAGAGAAGCAATCTAAATACTCTACAGTTATAGGGTCACCAGATGTGCAGTCCAGTGAGAAGGATATACTAGCTACGTGGCAAGTAAATTTTGAGAAAAAGTTACTTACTGTAAGTAGAGCGGGTAGAAAAGTACTCGATTTAAAAGCAGCTGAGGATGCTTTAAGTGATTATAATAAACTAGTTAAGGAGATTGGGTACGCTCGAAGGAACGACCTCCCTTTAGCTCAGTTTAATGCAAAAATATTAAACCTATTAGAGTCTATTGGTGTTACCATGTCTAAGGCAGCGTTAAAGTACCATATTCTGAATACATCTACTGAGGAAGATCCTACGATAGGGTACACTATGTTAATGTCAGGTTTGAATTATGTGTTTCAAAGTAGTAAAGCTAAAGGCTCTACTACTATATCTAACCTAATAGAGTCCGCACATAAAGCTAAGAAGACTGATAGTAATAAGCCTATCCTAGAGGATGAAGAGGGTGATGTACGTTCTATAATTACAGATGAATCTGGTATTAATACCTTAGCTTTAGCAGAAGCTGTATTCAAGGAAGACCTTGTAGACAACACAGTGTTAGGCCCTGGGGGGAAGTTATATTGGAAGTATGGATTATACAGTTTTCTACACACTACAATCGACAAACTTCATAGAGGAGACACTTCTTACCTAGACAAACTAGAAGCCTCACCTTATACGTCAAATTCTAGATGGGTTAGATGGCTAAGAGATGAGACTGTAAAAGACGGTAAATTAAACAGAGAGAACTTTAAGCTTGTACAGTTCCTTCATATGGTAAATACAAGCACGGATTCTCAGGGTAAAGCCTATACAGAGCTTCTAGGACCTGATCATATGGTAAACGCTATAACTAGGTCTCTTAAAGGGTTACATGGTACTATAGCTAGAGGAACAGCTTCTACAGACTATGCAGTACAAGGCCCTCCAGTTGAAGACTCAGGAGTAATCTTTGAGGATAATGAAATTAGTTTTGAGAACTCTACTGTAATAGATATATTTAAGGAATATATAGAAGCAGATTTTATAGCTCAGAGGCAAGCCTTTGAAGATGTGAAGAATGCTGAAGCTACAGGAGATATGTCTAAAATGATTCTATTCTATCACTACCATTTAGATAAAAAGAATAACGCAGTATTCTTTGATAAGAATGGAGTTCCTACAGGGAATGTATTCAAGGGAGATACTATGGTATTTCCTGAGCTTGGTTATAACGCTAATGAGAAAGGTGAAGCCACAGGTTTAGCTGCAGAGTTAGGTATATATGGTCAATTCGGTAATACTAGAGGCCTACCTTTCACTATTCAGAACGATAAGGATGAGTCTATACTGAACAATCCTAAAATAGAAGAATTAATAACTCTATCTTTTAAAAGGATATACAACCACAATCTAAGTAAAGCAGATAAGCTGGGAGTTATGACGGTTGCTAATGGTGTTATTATAAATAAAAGAGTTGAAAAAGCTCTTTTAGATAAAACATTTGAAGATATAGAGGACAAACATAAAGCAGGTAGAGCGCTAGGTGACTATATCTTAAATTCTATGATTGCTACTAGGGAGTCTATAGGTCTGTTTGTGGGACACCCTGCAATGTATAAGACCGTAGAGGATATGCCTAAAAGAACAGGACATTTCACTACTCCAGTATCTAAGCTTAGAATTTATAAAGATTCAAATGATAATTGGGAGGTTCATCCTAATTACCTCCATGCAACTATAACTGATATTGAGGCCCCTTCTATGGTTAGTCAAGATCCTAGGTTTAGAGAACTTGTAGGGGATGAGATAGCTGACCTTTGGGAAGGAGAGACAGATATAGCTGATGCTACTACTTGGGTATCTCCTACTTTATTTAAGCAGAGAGAGAAGGGCGTTGGTAAATGGAATGACATTAGAGACGCAGCGTTCACCAGAATAATGCAAGGTAAAGCTACTAAAGCTGATTATGAGAACGCAATGTTCACTCCTGTTAAAGGGACAGTGAGAGGTATGGTGGCTAAAGGTTTTTATGTTATCCCAAGGATAGAGAAAACTGCTTATATGCCGCTATGGCCCGCGTTAGTAAATACAACCTCTCTTCAAACAGTGTATGACACTTTACTAGAAAAAGAAGCAGAGTATAAAAGAGAATACGGTGAAGAGATTGGAGCTCAGATAGGGTTAATAAGTTCTGTAAAAACTGGAGCAAACACTGTAGGTAAAATAGATGATAACGCGGGTAATCTTTCTATGGGAGATTTAACGTTCACTTCTGAGAGCCATGAAAATTGGGGATTAGCTCAGGATTTACCTACAAAAGGATTTAAACCTACTATAGTAGGTTCTCAAGCTAAAGTAAATATAATGGCCAACATAAATCCTGATGGGATGTATGGATCTCTTACTGGTGAAGCCTGGCTTGAAGAGGCTCATGATGTGGAGAGACAAATTTCTGATTTAGGTTTAGTAGAGTTTGCAGCAGAGTTTGGTATTGAAATTACAAGAGACTTTGACGGAGTTCCTACGGGAGTTGTGAAAGATAAGACCTTATTCAGGCAAGCTTTAGCGTCTAAGTTTTTAGAGGCTGATAATATGAATATAGTGGAAGGGTTAGAATCTATGGATGTCCCTCTAGATGCTATATTCCAAGCTAAACGTAGATTTCAGTCTATCATAACAAATGGGCTTAAGTCTAAGGCAGTACTGTATAAATCCCTAGGAGGGTCATTCGCTCAGATGTCTGCCTTTGGTTTAGGGATAGATGAAAATAGATATGGAAAGCTAAGTGATTCAGTTAGAGGAAAAATTAGATGGATAGTTCCTACTAATAGATTGAAGCCTCCTAGACTGGATATGAAGAACAAGAAAGTCCTGCCTGGACAGATACTTTTACCTTATAAATATGTTAAAGACATAAAGGGGTATGAGAATATGACTGATGAGGAGTTAAGGTCTAAGATAGACCCTAAAGCTCTACAGGTTATAGGTTATCGTATCCCTAACCAGTCTGTAGCATCTATGGATTCGTTAGAGATAGTAGGTATTTTACCTGAAGAGATGGGAGACACCATTGTAGTGTACGAAGACATCACAGCTAAGACAGGGAGTGATTTTGATATTGATAAAGTATTCTTATTACTACCTAATCTTAGAATAGATGGACCAGCACACGGAAACACAGGAAACCTAGTTAGAGTACCTTCTAATGAGGAAGGTAAGAAATCACTAGAGAATAGAAGGATAGAGTTGTGGGAAGACGCACTACAAAGTAAGGATAACATGGCTCAGGTTATGTACCCTACGGATGCTAGCTTCCTTAAAGATGACGCTAATGCTATTAGAAAGTTAATAGAAAGCAACAACCCTGAAACAGACTCTAAAGGTAAAGATTTAATGCTAGGGCTTAAAATGATAAGCCCTGATTACCAGGAAGCACTAAGAGAGAGATTTATCATAGGTCAAAAGATGGTAGCTGCAGTAGCTAACAATATTGTAGACCAAGTGAACTCTACTCAATCAGGATTCTACCTTAACTCAGACATTGGGATTGGACATAGATTTAATCTAGGAACTGCTGAAGAGCCTCTATGGAGAACTTCTCTACATGAAGAGCAATCTGAAAATGAGAGTCACTTTATAACACAGCTTTTATCTGCGTATATGAACGCCAATGTGGATATTGAGAAAGATCCTTATATATACTACACTAACTTCAACCCTAACACATCTAATATAGGATTCCTATTACTTAGAGCAGGGGTAGATTATAGATGGGTAAATAGATTCTTAGCTCAACCTATATTGAGAGAGCTTTCAGATCAAATGAACGCCTTAGGTAGTGAGTCTCTTCCAGGAAAGAAAGGATTTAAAGAAGCACTAACAAGGACTAAAGCTGCGTTCTTCCCTAAAGCAGAAGTAATTGGAGCTAGAAAGACATACTCAGGCTTTGTAACTAAGCTTGAAGATAACCAAGTGTTTGTGTTCGGGAGTAATCCTGAGGGAAAGCATGGTAAAGGTGCAGCCAAAGCTGCTATGAATTTCGGAGCTATATACGGCCAAGGAGAAGGAATGCAAGGACAGTCCTACGCGTTACCTACTAAAGATTTAAGGGTTACAGAAAATAAAGGAATGCGATCTATCTCTGAGGATGATATAGCAGATAGCATTGAGCAGCTGTATAATGTTGCAAGAGAGAATCCTGAAAAGGAATATCTAGTTAATGACTACTCAGGCACAAACCTTAATGGGTACACAGGAGAAGAGATGGCAGAGATGTTTACTGTCTACCAAGGGAATGAAATTCCTTCTAATATTGTGTTCAGTGAGGAGTTTGAAAAACAAGTAGCTGAGGTTCTTGAGATTAATGAGTCCTTAAAAACGCAGACTGAGGAGGTAGTAGAAGAAAAAGTAGAAGAGGAGGTAAGGTTAGAAGATAAATTAACTATACCTATTTTAAATAGACTACTAAAAGATAACTCTTCGGATGACTTTTATGAGCTACAGGAGTATATATTAGATAAGTTCCAAGATCTTAAAGATGTTGCAGATCCTGTATTCTCTCAACTACTTGCTACTAAGGTGAGTACTAAAGCTGCAGGTAAGAGTCTTATAGAGGCAGCGGTAATGAGAGAAAAGAAAATAGAAGCAGATAACAGTACTGTATTTGAAGGATTCACTAATAAGTTCACTGATACAACTTTGGAAACACAGTATAAAAACTCTGTAGATTTCCTATTAAATACCTTCGAAGGTGAATTCCTATCTAACTCTCCATTTATGGAGAATGGGCTTAACGCTATATTAGGCGTTACAGGTAATATCGGTTCACAAGATGTTGACCTTCGTACAAGGATTGTGGATAAGATGTATTCCTATGTGTATAGTGGGTTCTTCAGTAGAGGTATGGATATGGACTCTGTATCTAAGGGATTATTATTTAATTCAGAAGATAACGCAGCATTTGTTAGGGAGTTCAGAATTATGCAAGAGAAAAGACCAAATAGTATTCTATTAGGCCTCCTGGGGAGTAAGTTAAACCACAATGGACAAGGGGAATTTAAAAACCCTAGCTACATTACTGCTAGAGGTACTAAAAGTGTCCCTGCAGATGTTATGAATTTAGCCTACAGAGAATGGGAAGAGATGTACTTGAACAAGGATACTGCTAAGTTTGCTAGTAAATTAGTTAGAATGGCGTTTTCATCTTCTGGTTTTGGAGACTCTTTAGCTTCTTTCCATAAAATGATACCAATGCAGTGGAGTATTGATAGTGGGTTCTCTCAGTATGTAAAAGATACTACAGATGTACTAAGAAGCGAAGGCTCGGGAATATATCTCCAGGAGATGGTATCTCAAATACTGAGACATGAGTTTGATAATAAATCTTTTGTAGAGGATTTCTCAGACACAGATGGCGTATGGAATATATATAGAGGAGAGGTAGATAATAAAGTCTCAGGACTTAATAAAGGAAAGAAATTAACTCTCCCTAGAGCGCTAGCTGTGGAATTAAAGTTTCCTGCAAAGAAAGTAGCTGTGTCTAAAACTATACCTAAAACAGAAGGTAAGCCTGCTGTTATTATTTATAAAAAGTTTATCAGATTCGACATACAAGGAGAATCTACAACAACTTCCACAGGTAAGTTAGGTAAAAACGGCAAACCTATATTCACTACAAATCAAGGGAAAGACACTCCTATGCTGTATGAGTTCGCAGGAGAGGATAAAATTTCAGGTAACCCTATATATATTTCTAGAGACCCTTTAGGTTATAGAGGTAAAGGAGGAGTAAAATTGAATGAGTTTAATTTTAATTCTGACTCTGTAGCGAGTGCTAAGTGGGCGAGTATATATGACTCTAACAATACTGGTTACAGACTCTTAAGCAAAAAAGAGGAAGGCCACGCGGAGAGGTTAACAGAATTTTTAACTACCTTGCGACAGCCTTTACATTATTCACAAGTAGTAAGATTAACTGCGCCACACATTAATAAATGCTAATATGAGTTGTAAACTAGATAGTAAGTTATACACAGAGTTAAAGAATGACTCAAACAAAGACATAAGCAGTAGAGCTGATGTCTTGTGGGCCCACGCACACACCCCTGGATTTAAACATAAGTTTGGGGATTGGGAAGCAATAAATCAGCTTTCTGGTGAAGGGGATGCCCACGCTAGTCGGTTTAAAGGTAGAGTCCATAAGAATGGAGAGCCTACTTTAGCTGCTTTAAAGGAGACATTAAGACAACAAGATAAGAAAGTAGAAGATTTTGAAGCTACTACTCTGTATTTAGAGCATGAGGTGTTCAAACCTACAACCACTAGTAAGATTGTGCAGGATATGCAGGTTAGAGTTATACAACGTATCCGAAAACTCAACCAAACTAAGATGGCTTCTTTGTCAGATTCAGATATAGAAATTGTAGAAGCTATGAGGGAGACTGCAACTCCAGAAGAGTTTGCTCAGTTTCAGATTGAACTTAATCGTAGAGCATATCTAGAGGAACTTAAAGAACTTAAGGGGGCCTTAGAGACTCAAGTAGAACTTGCTGCTATAAAAACTTATCTAGATACAGTAGATTCTCTTATGGCTAGTGCGGAACTATCTTTAGAGTATGCAGGAGCGTTTAATGTGGAGAGTATAGCTGAATACAATACAAGGTTATCCTTTTTCTCTGGGTTAGAGGATGTACTTCAATCTGTAGAGGGTGATCCTGCATTAAAGGAGGTTGTATCTGCTGCAGATTCCTTAACAGGTAAGAAGTTAGATTACAAAGGGCTAGCTGCTAGGAAAGCTAAACTGGAAACTTCATTTAATATAGCTGCTATAAATGCTATAGCTGAGAAATGGGGAAATATTCCAGGTAAAATGACTGCCATAGCTATTAGAGATTTTGGGAATTCTTTCACTGTTTTTAGTGAGTATGAGAGGAACTCAAACCTGAAAGGTGCGGAATTGAAGGCTCAGTATAAAAAAGATAAGGCAGCTTATGTAGCCAATCTTATGGAGAAGTCAGCTGCTGATGTAAGGCAGCAAGAGGTTGACCATATCAAACAATTACTTTCTAACGACCCTAAAGATTTAGGGAAATTGCATTCAATAATAATGGATGCAAGGAATATGAATAACGATCTTATATCTATGGCTGTAGAGCTTTTAGATATAGCGGATTATAATGTGATGCGACTCACGGTTAATAAGGCTTCAGAGTTACATGCCATATGGAAGGAGTTTATTAAAGGTAAGAATACTACAGACCAACAGAAGTTATATGACCCCATGATTGCTAAAGACAAGGATGGAAAAGTAACTAAATACCTAGTAGATAGAATTGGTAGGCCTTTTTGGGAGGCTAGGGCTATAGTTAACAAGGCTAGAGCAGAAGCTAAGAAAGAGCATGGTATAGAAAGTGCTTTCTATAAAGAAGCCAACAAGGTTTTTAAAACTTGGATGGACGCCAACACTAATACTTGGGATTACAAGACAAATACCTTTATAGTTAAAGATAAATGGTTAGACCCTCAGTATGATTTCTTTGCAGACTCGAAAAATAAAGAGAACATAGATTACAAAATGTACTGGTTCTTTAGAGAGATGATTTCTGAGAGAGATAGGAATTATCCTATGTTAAGCGGAAGAGGTAGAGGTATGAAACTGCCTGCCCTACAGAAGACTGTAATGGAGACTACTTTTGAGGACGGTGCAACTGCAGCTATTAAAAGGATATACAAAGATAAATTCCATATTACAGGGGAAGACATTGATTATCATGTTGAGCATAATGACGCAACAGCTAATAAAAAATGGTACGATGTTCAGAAATTACTTCACGCATCCTTAGATGAGAGTGGTAAGGTTCAGGAGAGTATACCTGTATACTACAGAAAAGATGATATAGTTCCTTTAGAGGAACAGTCTTTTGATTTAGCTTCAGTGCTTCTAATGGATTATTGGGGATCTGTAAACTTCGTAGAGAAGAGTATGGTGGCCCCAGAGTTGGAGGTTCTTAGAGGAGCAGTTGGAAGTGATCTTAGAAGAGCGTCCCCTAACTATAATGGTAAAAGAAAGGCCCAAGAGATTACTCTTGAGGATGGAACCACAGTACTTAAGCATGAGACAGTAGGAGGTAAGCAATCTAACACATACTTTGCATTAGAGAGTTTAATATCTTCAAGGTTGTATGGTGTTAAGCAATTAGGAAGTCCTAAGGCAAACAAGATAGCTTCAGCTGTTATGGCTTGGACTGGAAATGTAATGCTTATGCTTAACGCGTACTCCGCAATAGCATCTGTTAATCAAGCCTCTACAATGTTATTTATAGAGTCAGGGTCGGGTTTGTTCTATGGAGTAGACTTCGGAGGAAGAGACGCTATAACTGCTATAGGAAAATATGCATCAGATGCTGCTAATGGGCAGATATTTGGAGATATAGGTCGTATAAGACCTAAAGCAAAGACTAACTTACTAGGAGAGCGTTTCCAGGCAATGCAAGACTGGTCAGTATCCGCTAAGAGATTTATGGCAGCCACAGGCTTAAGTCAGAACTTTGACGCAGGGGCACTTCATGGATTCCATGGTATGGGAGAGCATTATGTTCAACATCTACTTATGTATTCTTATATGAATGCTGCTAAAGTTAAAAACTCTAAAGGAGAGTATATAAATAAAGATGGTAAAGTAGTTGAGGGCAGAGACAGAGCTATGTCTATGGATGAGATGTACGAAACTGTTGATGGTAAGTTAGAGGTTAGAAAAGATATAGACTTAGGGTCTATAGAGCTTAAAACGGGCAGAACATTGGATGCTAGTAATCCTAAGGCTCTTTTAAATGCAGAGTTTAGAATTAAAGATGCACTGCTAGAGCTTAATTACTATATGAATGGTAACTATGACTCTAAAAATACGTCTCACTTTCAGAAAACTATTTCAGGTAAAGCTGTACTTATGATGCGTAAATGGTTAGGCCCAGGTGTTTTAAAAAGATATAGAGGTATAGGGCAGGTATTTACTAGTAGAGATGACCTTACAGCTGAGGATTTATACTACAGTAGACACTCTGAAGATATGAGTTATGGTCAGTACACTGAGACTATTAGATATGTAACCTCTTTAGGTAAATCAATATTCAACCTTGGTTCAGGACTTAAGATGCAAGACAACTGGCATCAGCTATCTGCTAGAGAGAAGTCTGCGATACACAGAACAGTATCTGAAGCTGTGAGTGTAGTTCTATCCTACACCTTATCTGTATTAGCTTTAGGTATAGCATCAGATGAGGATGACGAAATAAAAAGAAGACAGCTTATGTCTTTAGCATTCTATTCTAGAAGGCTATATTCAGAGCTTTCATTCTATATGTGGCCTTTGGAAACTTTCTTAATTCTTAAGAATCCTGCTGCTTCAATATCAATGCTTGAAGGCGCTGCAGAAGTGTTAGCTCAGCTTGGAGGAGATATAGCTAATGGAGACCTTGAGATTTACAAAAGAGGAAAAAGAAAAGGAAGAACAAAATTAGGTAAAGAGTTTAGAGATATTCTACCTATATTTAAACAACTAGACAGAGACATAGAGTCCTCTCTTAAATATTTAAAATTATAAAAAAATGGCAGTATTAACAGTAACAATAACAGAAGCAATAACCCTTAATGGGGTAGACAGAGGTGCTACAAATACCTTGACATCTGCAGCAACAGAGGTAGACCACCGAATATTAGATATTACAACTTCGTATATAGAATATATACGTTTTGGAGCTACCAATGGGGCAGGACAATATAAAGATTCGACAGTTAACTACGTTAGAATAACTAATTTAGATGCCTCTGCAGATATAACCCTAAGACTGAGGTCAGACGCACACACAGTCTATGTAAAAGTTGAGCCTAAAGGTTCTTATGTTTTTACAAATCAAACTGTAGACGCTTATAATGATATTACAACTTCTGATACGTTAACCAACTTGGATAGTATAGCTGTAAAAACATCTGTTGCTTCTCAAATTGAAATGTTCATTGCTGTAGCTTAAAAATAAAAAGGGGGAAGATAAACGCCTAAGCATTTACCTTCCCCCTTTTAACAATCAACCAACCAATAACTATTAATCTGTGATAGATTTAGCGACAGCTCTTCGTTCAGAAAGCTCTCTCTCAATCTCGTTGATAACCTCTAATTTAGAGATTTCATAATCTTCTAAATCTGCTTCCAAGTTATTGTGATCAATAGCTTGGTAATCAGATTCTAGGTAGATATTCTCGTTATTACCATTTGTGATGGCAATTGGATAATATTCACAACATCTCATCTTAGTGTTATTGTAATCCTCTGGGACTGCAACAACATTACGAGGGCTAACTAGTACCTCTAAGATAACTCCGTCATGGTATCCAAAATCGTGTACATACTCCATAGACCCTACGTGTAAACCTGAAGAACAAGTTCGGTAAGGATCAGAGTCACAGTTCTCTCTTGGCATAGTTATAGGCTCACCTACTTTAACTACCATTCCGTGAGAACCTGAGTGATAAGGTTTGAAGGTCATTGATTGATTCAATACTTCCTCAACTCTCTCTCCTGTATCTCCGTCATAACTAACGCTGATAATCTCTTCACCTGTTTCTACGTCGTATTTACGGGCTACTTGCACTGCCTTATACGCTAAGAAATAACCTTTGTCGGTTATAGGGTGACCATTGTGCTCCAAGAAGCCAAATAGCTGTTGTCTAACAGCTTTATCAGGGTTAAGAAGCACGTTCTTCCAGAAGTTAACTAAAGGCTCTACATCAAGCTTATCGTCGATGTACTTAAGTAACTTCTTAGCTAAGAATTCTGGGATAGCATCACTTGTCCCTTTAAGGTACATAGCAGATGTACCATCAAATTCGAACCTTCCATCACTTCTAAGTTCAATTTTCTTTGCAGGGTTGCATAATTCTTCTATCTTTGTAACGATGTCTTCGCGTTCTTGGGCTACATTACTGGCGTTATGTAGTTTTACCAATTCGATGACTTCTGAGGAATCAGGAGAATCCTTTCGGATTCTCTTGTGATTACCATTGATAATAACTGTTACATCTGTCGGTGTAAGTTTTGCTACTAAATAATTCATTTGTTTTGTTTTTAAACGGTTATTGTTTCTGTTGATTCTTCTTCTATTTTCTCCTCTACCTCTATTGTAAGGCCCTCTCCAAAGGGTTTACCTTTTAAAGATAGGAAATCTTGCACACATTCCCAAGCTTCCGAGCTATTAAATGACACGTAGTTAAGTAGTTGGATACTGTCTGTGTATGCTAAGGTGTCTTCCATATCTTTAGCTATGTCTTGGTCTATTAAAACCTTTTCATCAACTCCAGGTATGTTAAGCACTTCCAACATCACAGCATTCACTGCATTCTCATTCCATACGTTCCATCTATGGTCCTTTTCATATCTGAATAGGTTTCTGTAAGCTAAATGCAAAGGAGGGTGAAGAGCGCTAAATTCATTTAAGAATCTAACTTTACTTATCATTTGACTTATTCGATGTCCAGTACAAAAATGAGTTAGTCTGTGGTGATTCTTGGTTTCCATAAATAAATCTTTAGCGTTAATAAATCCTTCTAGGTTCTTGAAATCCTTAGCTACACTCTTTGCAACCTTAAAACATAGTACATTACTACTCATATCATAAAGATCGCTGTAGTACCTAGATTCCCTGTTTATTGTAGAAGAAGATACTACTATTATAGCTTTCTTTAACCATTCTTCATCACAGCTCTCTGCGTATATAACATACTTAAGGCGATCATCCTCAGCCTCAATCTTCTCTTGAAGGTTAGAGATTTTATACTCATAGTTGTTATACTTAATTTCCATAGTGTACCCAGAAGATACATACGCTCTACGAGCAAAGACTTCCTTATTAAGCTTACGTCTAGTTTTATTGTCTACAATATCACCAAACTGGTCATCTAGCTCTAATTCTTCCACAGCATTGTAGTCACTGTACCCAGAGTACGCTTTCAAGTGCTTTAAGGTAGAGTTGTACATAGTGGTTTGTTGCCACTCCGCTCTAGAATCTCTCAAATTGCTCTTAACAGCATCTACTCTAGCCCCAAACTTATCCTTACTAGCTTTGAAGCATAGGAAATAATCCTTTTCAGCTAATATAGCTGCTTCTTTAGCGGTGTTGAAGTTACCCTCTACATGATAGATACAGTCAGAGCTATCTAACAGATTAGATAATTCTGAATAACTAGTTACTTCTACCCTAGAGATTGTCTTCCCTCCAACAGCTTTACTATTGTTAGAAATACCTATCCTAAAGATGTGAATACCATTGAATATGTGATGGAATCCTCCTACTGCGTCTGCAGGGTTTTTAGGAGACATACTTGGTGTAGGGGAGAATGTAATATCTGTCATAGAAAGATTTCCCATAGAGGCTTTAATAGCCAAAGGGTCATTACTATTCAAAGTATTATATCTACTGCCTGAGTTTATACTACCTGTAGATTTTATGAAATCTATGTAGTTAGTTACTCCTGCGTACTTTGTAGATACATCTTTTCCAAATTCAGCCTTAACTGCCTTAAACTTAGCCTCTATTACAGAGATAGTCTTAGGAGTGTATCTGATAGATTCCCTAGAAGGGACTAAATCAAGTACACCTATGTCAAACTTAACACACATACTAGCTTTGTAATCGTACTCATCCAATTCCAGTTGGTCCCAGTTGATAGGATATACAACTCTACCTACGAGTAGGTCTACCTGCTTACCATCATTAGTAAGAAGAAAGCCATCTTTCTCTTCGATTACAGATTTGTGTCCGTCTTTACCATAATACTTAGTGATACGCCCTAAACCTTCTACCACACCTTTAAAGACTATGTTATCAAAGAAACAAAGTTGATCACTAATAGCGTCTCTGAATTTACTCTTATCATAATACTCTTTAATAGGTACGATTACTGTAGAGCCATTCTTTTCCTCTGTTGAGGTTTGGTACACTTGGTCCATGTGCGGTACATTATCATTATTACGGTATAACATGTAATAAGTCTCTGTTCCGTTATGTCTGCTTCGGACATAGAATGTTTCTGTATAGGCTAATGGAGATTTCGCTCCTAACCCAAATCCTCCAATTTCATAGTTGTTGTTTCTCTTAGTAGAAGCACCAAATGTAGTAAATACATTCGCTACTCTATCTTCAGATAAACCACAGCCATGGTCATGGAACATCATACACTCATCTATCCCTAGAATTGTGTTCTTCTCTACGTATTCAATACTAACTGTTTGTTTAGAGCTCCAGAATAACTGGTCATCTCCCTCATCTTTAGGGATCTTACCCTCTATCTTCAGGTCTCTCTCACGGTTAGCATCGATACAATTCGAAGTTATCTCTCTCACTATTGACCCAATTGGGTCTGAGTACAGATTAATCAGGCTATCCATAATGATAGCCTGAGATTGATCTGTGATCTTAAATTTGTGCTGTTTCTGAACGCCAATTACTTCATCGACGTTATTCTGTTGTAATATTTTCATTCAAATGGGGTTTCGTTAGGTGTTAAAGGGTCTTTTATTTTCATACTCTCTGTATAAACTTCTAGAGATGGGTCAGGTATAGAGGAAACTTCAGACCCTTCTGGTAGGAAGGTCCCTAAGCGTTCTTCTAAGTCCTCACGTAAGTCTATATGCTTATACAGAACTTTAGCTACTTTGTGATTACTGTCTATAATGTTGTGGTATTTGAATATTAAGGCCTTATACGGCTTAGGAAATTTAGAATACTGTCCCTTTTTAAAGTTATCGTAAACTTCCTGGTACCTTGGGGGCACCCTAAATATAAACATCACATGATACTTATCAGGGTCGTATTTCGCTACAAATAAGGGGCTTGTTTCCACATAGTCCTCATATCGTACAAAATCTAACTCTCCTGAATACCTAAATAGCACAAATATATTATTTGTATACTTAGGGTATTCTGTGCTGCCTATGAACACATTAATTAATCCTTCTTTTCTAACCTCCATATACTCACTTAATAATGGTTGTATATAGGTGTAGGATTTATTAAACATCTGTCTTTCTACTCCGTCTCTCTTCATGATGTCTTATAAGGATTAATAAGTTACTACTCCTTCAAATCCTGCTTTAACGTCCCAAACTTGAGTCTCTTGATGTTTTTTGTATTCATTAAGAGTGTTCTCAATCTGTTTCTGCCCTTCTTCTATCCATGCTGCAGGCATTTTGTATACAGCAATATCTCCTGTACCAGAGGTACTTATAGCTACCAAGAATGATTCTATTTCATATCCTGGGTATTCAGCTCTAAGTGCGTTCTCGTAAAAAGCTATCTGACGGTAGTAAGAATACATTAAGCAAGAGAACATAAATCCTGTAGCGTGGTAATCACGTGTTAAGAATCCTGTATCTGCTACTTTAGTACACTCACCGTATACATCTTTACTGGAAGTCTTGAGGTCTACCAATGTAACTTTCTTGTTATCATGGTCTACAACTACTCTATCTAATTTTGATCTACACATAACTCCGTGCTGCTGGAAATATACTTCAACCTCGTTATGAGATTCAAGGTCTTCTCCAAATACAAGCTTGTTAGCTACGACGTGGGACCTCAATGAAGTACTACATCCTTCTACAATGTTCTTGTCTTGCTGAGTCATTAGTATCTTACCGTCAGAGGTAAGTAGGAAATTGTAGTAAGCTTGGTTCTCAGGCTTTTCTAGAAAACTTTTAAATGCTGTAGTCTTCTTGAGGGAGCTTTCTTTATACTGAGCTAGCATATAAGCTGTCTCTCCCATCTCTCTAAGACCTTTCTCGTCTAAATCTAATCCTTTTGTTAGTTCAGACATAGCCTGAATGTATTTACCCATCTTTCCTGTCACGGGTTCTACATCTGCTAGTGCAAACAACTCAGGCTCTAAGTTCCACCTATGTATAAGTGTACCTAGCTCAAGGGCTTTAGATGTTTTATTCATCTGTCCTTGCTTCTTCATCAAGAAGGTCTTTGGTGATATTCTAAGGTTAGTTAGGTCACTATTAGAGACCTCTTCCCTTTGAAAGTAATCTGGTTTTGATTCGTTCATCTTTTTCGTCTTCTGCGTTAAGTAATAATACCATGAATTCACTATAAAGTTCTTTCCTTACAGTGTGCGCGTGTATTTTCTCTATAGCTACATTTCTATCTTCCTCGCTTTCTATTTTAGAATCATAAAGTTCTGCATCATCTACTGCATCCTCTAAATAATACCTAACAATATTATGGCGTTGATGATCCATTGCAGATATGAGTAATCTATATCCATATAGAATCTAAGGTTGTTAAAGCACTTAGCCCTAAACTCCTCTGAATAAGTAATCTCTACTTTAAACATAAGTTATTTTATTATAACACGTTAATATATACTCCTGGCGTTTCTTTGTCGTATTCAAACTCCTCAAAACTAGGGACAATCTCATCTGCATTATCGTCATCGACCCATTCAAACTTAACCATCTGGTCTTGAACCGTCTGGGCTGGATTGATGTAATCGAACTTGTGTTTACTTTTCCTGATAAATTTAAAAGAAACTTGATAGGGTTTAGTTTTACCCTTAAGAAGCTTCTTAAATTCTTTCTTACCTTTCTCCCACTCTTCCTTCGATACCTTATAGTACGTAGCTGTTTGCTTTGAAACTATAAAGTACTTTCCTGTCCACCTTCTACCATTCTTGCTAGAAGGGACATTGCCTGGTATAAATATTCCTATTGACATGCGTATTCAATTAATTCCGAGGCTTTTCTACTTCCAAACTTCTCTATAAAGTCTGAAAAATCTTTAACCTCGTAGTCAAAGGTATTGAATTTACCATTAGTAATGAAAAGCCACTCAAATCCGTAGAGTTTCCGATGCTTATTGGCAAAAGATACTCCTGTCCTGTCAAAATCATACAGAATAATGATGCGAGCATACCTACTATACAGCATGCTCACAACATCTTCTGGAATAAGACAACTCTCTGAGGAAGGCGCAACAGCAGGGATTCCAAACGCTGCCAAACACATAACATCCTTTAATGACTTAGTAATTACTAGCGTGTCACCCTTTTCAGGGATTTGGCTCAAACCTTGAAGGTCAGTTGAGCTAGTATTACTAAGCCATTTATAAGATTTGCTAAATGGTTGGTAGATTTTCATCCTACTGTTACCAAAATCATAAGCGTAAATAGGGTTATACCTGTTTGATTCTACAGCTAGATCCCCATTTACAAATACTGCCAAAGCAGCTTTTACATTGTAGGCTTCAAGAATTTCACAAGTAATTCCATATTTACCCCAAAAAGATTTATCTTCTCTTGAGTTCCATGGACGAGATTTAATCTGTATTGTAGTGGAAGAGGGCATATCCTTCTCTAAGTTCTCATTATGCGAACCTACAAATTGCTTAGTAGGTGCTGAAAAACTAGTCTGAGATAGTCCTAAACGGAAATCATTATCTATAAGTTTACATACCCCACCGTGGTTGAGTCCGTACATTTTGCTCAGAAGGGTAAAGCAATCCCCTACATCTCCTGTGCTAAAATCTTTATATAAATAAGTTCCATCTCTATGCCTAAAGATAGTGAATGATGGTTTCGAGTCCTTTCTTAAAGGGCTGTGAAAAGCTCCACCATTCATTACTTCTTTGCCTAAATAATAGACAAAGATGTCCAGGGAGGTTATCCTCCCTAGAATCTCTATTGCATTTAATTCTACTACCTTACTCCCGTACATATTACAGTACTAGAAAGGCATATCGTTGTTCGATCCTGCAGTAACTGCTGCTGGAGCGGTTGTAGCTGCTGCTCCATCAGGAGTAGGCTTAACCAACTTAGCTCTGTTCCAATCTGAAATATAGATTGTTGTCTTATCTTCCGATATAGTCATAGACTCGATAAAGTTAGGGAACTTAGGTACAGATACATACTTACCTTTATAGATAAATAACATTCTAAACTTTAATCCTTCATACTTCTTACCGAATAAAGCGATCACTTTGTTAGCGTATTCTTCAAAGCTAGATACGTTATCTACAACAAAATCTGCTTCATTCATACACTTGGTAGCAATATGCTTAACACGTCTTGATACATCTGTAGCTTGTTTAGCTACGTCACCAAAGTCAGGGTTTGCAGGAAATTCTGCATGCTTAACTGTTGCACCATTTGATTGCTTGAATTCGAAGTCTAAACGACCCCCACTACCCATATCTAGGGAGATGTTAACTAATTCGCAATTTTCTTGGATACCTACTACTGGCATTAATCCGCCTGTTGAGTTACTTTCTACGTTACTTCCGTACATAATGTTTAATTTTAATGGTTATTGATTGAGTGTGATTGTTACGTTCTTTCCTTTGCTAGTCATCGTGAAATTCTTGTGTACTAGCGTCACATTTCCTGTCAGGCTATCTGCAGGTTTAGTTACCACGGTTTTAACTGGTTTAGTGCTAACTTTAATAGGTGTCTTTCCTCTAAGAGACTGAATCCTATTGTGTATAGTTGTTCTACTTACACCTAACTTTGTAGCTAACTGCCTTAATGGTAATTTTCTTCTTACCCCTGACTCTAGAGTGTTGTTCATCGTTTGGGTCCATACAATTCTTTTTGTACCTTTCATCTTAATTAATTTACTGGTTTATTGATAAGCCTCTACAGCTTCACTAACTACCAACAGGTCGTTAGGTATTTTCGTTTTTTCAAACATCCCTTTAGGTGACTTTCCTGTATTTGTTCCGTCGTTCTGAGTAATAAAAGAATACTCCATAGCGTCGTCTCCTTTAGTTACGTCAGTATACAATACAATGGTAAACATCCCCTCTAAAGTAACTACGTTGTCCATCATCTTACCGATAGTCTTAGCTTTAGTTACCTTATTACCATGAGCATCGAAGGTTACCTCTGAGTGCATCATAAATACTACAAGTAAATCTTCACGCATCGATTTAACACGATTGATTATACTCCAAGCATTCTGAGCTATCTCAGTAAACTTCTTAAACCCAGTTTCGTTGGCTCTACGCATGTATTCATTAGCCATAGAGTACTGAAAGTCATCTATGATAATATACTTCACCTCTGTACGCTTCTCATCGATATAGTTTAATATCTTAAGAATGTCATTAGATGAATCTGTAGAAACCATTCTACCGTCTGGATTGTCCTTATTCCATGCAGGGTATCTAGACTTAGATTTCCTAAATGGAAGTGACTTCTCTCCTACATTCACAATGAATGTAGATGCTTCAGGGAGGTTCTCGATAGAGGTTGATTTACCTGTACCACTCGCCCCCACTATTAATACTTCTTGTGCCATTTACATTGAATTTAGTTCTTGTTTAACTACTTCTTCTTCTTTATGCCTTGCAAGCCATTTCTTCCCTCTTAACTCTTTGTGTTTCTCTTGAAGTTTCCTCCTACATCTACCGATTCCTTCAAAAGATGGGTACAACTTGGTACTCATTCCTCTTAAAAAATCTTTAGCTGTTAGTGTGGACATATCAATACCAAAGGTAAGTAGGATAAATGCATACAATACATAATCACAGTCTCGAGCTTTAGGTTTATTCATTAAAACTCTAGATACGTGCTTCTCATACTTCTTTATCTTCATCTTTAGCTCCTCCGTAATGGGATGTAGCGTCTAGGATCTGATTGTGTGCGAGGTCATTATCCATCAGAGCTATACAAGGCTCTCCTTCACGAACTTTAAGGTAGTGCCAGAAGATTGCTCCTTCTGTTGGCCACCTCTTTGGTCCATAAGATCTGATCCCTAATAGCTCAGGTCTGTGTGATACTAATACTATGTCTGAGTACATATAACATGCATCAGATCCAAATAAATCTTGCTTCTTAGGAAAGTGTAAGTCAGGGTTCTGAACTCTGTCAGATGACTCTATATTACGGTTCATTTGAGATAACAGTACCACTGAGATACGTATTTCTTTCTTCAAACCATTAAACATAGCCATCAGCTCATAGAGCAAATCCTTGTCTTGGGCCCCTCCCATCTTCTTAACCAATAATGTATGGTCAAGCATGACTACGACGGGCTGTTTCTTCTCCTCTACAAAATTCATTATAGTGTCTTTAACCTGTACTACACTCCCAGGTATATCCACATAGAATATATCACGCTTCCCTAGTTCTCTTGCTTCCTTCACTGCATTCATATAGTAGTTGTCATTAAGACTGAAATCGTCCATGGCACTATATAATTGCTGTGTAGTTATGTTAAGCTTCTTACTTAACTTCCTACCCACTAATCTAGAAGATAACATCTCAAAATTAAAGGATAGGATAGTGAACTCTTGGTCTGCATTCAATTCTTTAAGGCCAGTCTCTAGTTGACCTAGAATACTAGTCTTACCACTACCTGACATTCCTGCGATAGTGGTAATTGATTGCCATTCGATTCCTCCCATCGATACTTGGTTGAACTTTTTCCAGGGGGTCTTTAGCGACTTGATTGTTCCTTTTCTACGGCCGTCTATATATCTAAGTGCAGCATTTGCTGACTCGGATATGTGACGCCATCTAAGGCCTTTGTTTTCTTCGCTCATAATAGCTCCTCTCCGTAATTAAGCTCTCCAGGGTCATCTAGAGGGGTCTCGTAGTCCTCGTACATCGTCCAGGACTCTTGGTTAATATAAGTGGACATTAATTTCCACTGCGGTCTAAATTCTCGTCTAATACCTGCATGTCTTCTATCATCTTTCTCTTGTTCTAGAGACTTTATGATAGTTTTATGCAGTTCAGGGTCTTTCTCTACCAACGCCTTGTACTTAATAGCACACTTTTTCCTATCGTTATGGAGAGGTCTGTCTCCTTCTTTGATAGGGTATGCTAATGCAAACTGGTTCCAACAGTCTTCGCAACCTCTTACTTTAAAAAGATCAATAGACTTTTGTCTAAGGGTCACAGATTTATCAGGCATGATTTTAACATACCCGTTATTCTGTAATTTTAACATGTCTATTGGAGTTAGTATCTCTCGATACTTTTGAGCGGTTCCGCTCTCTTTAAGAAGTAAGTAGGTGTACTCGGTCGGTGTAAGATTTCTTCCCTTTAAACGTGTTAGGTTTAAGGTAATTTTCATCGCACTTTAGGTATTTCTCTAATTCTTCTTCACTCAGCAGCATCAGAAGGTCTTCTGATAAAGTAAGTGGTTCTCCGTCACATTCTATGCAATCACTGGATTTCATTTGAAATTAAATTTCCGTCTAAGTCCCTCATTTGTAGGGTATGTAGATATAAAAATACATCAAACTCTCCGCAATCGCACTCGAATTCAGTTCTCATTATTTCCCCTACCGCTGCCATAGGTAATGTGTCTATGTCTTGGTAGTAGAATTTTAGAACCTGATACATTTTTATAGTATCTTCAGGTGTAGGCTTTAGGCCTTTGTAAGGAGAATCTTTCATACTTAAACTATTTTATACTAGTAAAAGTAGTTTAATTCTCCATACTATCAAAGGTATTCCTAAGTATTTTCATCTCGATCAGCATCTTTAGCTCTTTCGTAGATCTCATCCTCTGTATAGCCTAGGATTAAATCTAGGTCTATATCTCTTTCTTCTGTAGGGTCTGGCATCAGTTTGTGTTTAATCCGTTCTTACCTCTCACCTTACCTCCAGGTCGTGATAATACAGTCCCAAGCCCTCCGTTTTCACGGATACTCTCCATATATACCCTACAACACATAGCCTCAGGTGAAACTACTTTACCATCCATTACCTTCATTGTGTGCTTAGCTATTTCTATCTCAGTGCTACACAATACGCATTTAAACTTTGCCATTTCTTAATATTTAGTTAACATTCAGTGAGGGTAAATCGTATATATTTACCGTATGAAAAAAGAATCAAAAATAATATACTTACTGTTGATGGCTATAGTTTACATTTTAGCTGTAATTTAATAAGGAGAGCTTACCTACCCCTTACTATTTACAACCATATCATAAACTATAGCCACCACAACTAAGGTTATTATACCTACTACAACTGTCTCTACGCTCATTACAATTCGTTTAGTGATAATATAAAATCTCCTAGCTTTCGTAGGTTATGTATCTCAAATTGATTCTCAAAGAATACATACAAGGGTTCTTCATTACTTACGGTATTAGATAGTAAATCTATTCCATGTTTAGAGAAGTCGTAGTAAATAAACCCAGCCATCCCATATATAGGTGGTTGGTACTCTTCTGTAAATCCTAAGTCTAATAATGCTTTAGGTGTTATAGTAGTCTCAGCTATCCTATCAATATCATCGTCTATAATACTATTTCTATCTCTCTCTAAATGCTCATCAATACTCTTCTCGAAATCTTCGTGCTTAGATAATAATCTAAATAAATCCTCAGACCTTAAGTCTTGACTCTCATCTATCTGTTCGTCTGTACCCCAACCTTTAGTTTTACAATCTACCATCTCTCTGTTTACTACACGAACATTAAGGGAATGTTCCTTAGGGTGATTGAGCTCATCACCACTATTGAAGTAGACGACCCAAGAGTAG